ATAACGGCTCCTGCCTCTGGGTAACTACGCGGGAGTCATTCTGTTCTTAGCGCCTTGGTAGTTCAATGGTAGAACCCCTGTTTTGTAAACAGGCTGTTGTCGGTTCAACTCCGACCTGAGGCCCCATTTGAGTCAGCCAGATTATGTGTGTCGAATAGGCATGTGTCCAATGTTGTTGTTGTGTCTGGCTGACTCTCCCCTTTTCCGTGGACCCTAACGAAACAAATGATGATGATGAAGATGACATGAGCATGCAGGAACTTATGTGGCTTTGAAGTTTCTGTATGGGGGCCTTTTTTAGCCATTGCATTTAGGGTCCTTTTCCAGATGGTGATAGGACCATGACCGACAAGGAACTGTGCGAGAAACTGGGTTTTAGCCGCGAGGCCCTTAAAGACATTCGTAAGAAGTATCAGGAAGGGGCCGATTTTGTAAGAGTGCCCAGTAAGCGCCCGCAGAAGATGTGGGAGGTCCAATGGACCGACGTTGGCTACGAGAAACTTATGACGGACATGGGCTTTAAGGCCGAAGAAACCAAGGCCGTAAAAGAAGAACCTATTTTCAGCGCTACGGGTAAGATGATTGGAAAGTTCAACAATAAGAGGCTTATTCAATGCGAGGTAGATGGTAAACCGCAGATAGTCCTTGTCCGAGACAGCGACTACTTTGTTGTTGGTATGGAAGTTCCTCTGCGCCGTGATGGAGATAGACTGGTTGCCTCCCGTCATCCGCGCAAACCCGGCCGTTGGTGATTGACCGCCTGAAAAACTGTCAGTAAATTAACCGCCACTTTTAAGCGTGAGTTTTACCCCGACACCTCACCCTGTGCTGGTTGCCCCATCACTTGACGACATTCGACGAATGACGGAAAAGTATGGCTCAGAGAAAGTGGCGCAGTTACTGACCTTGCGCGAGGACAAGATACTCGCAGAAAAACTTGACCCTTATCGTCATGGTTTTGACCTTCCGCATTGGGGAGAGGCCGACTCTTTACTTAAAGATAACGCCGAACTTTTAGTTCTTGGTGGCAATCGAGCGTCTAAGACTGAATGGGCCGCTAAACGCATTGTTCAAACCCTTATTAACATCCCAGAGGCGCGCGTATGGTGCCTGCACACTACCAACAAATCGTCGATTGAGATGCAACAGAACGTCATCTACAAGTATCTGCCGTCTGAATTTAAGGAACTGCGGAAAAACAAGGTGACTAACGTCCAGTATACCCAAAAAAACGGCTTTTCTGACGGAACGTTCATCTTGCCCAACAAAAGCCAATGCTTCTTTATGAACTATGCGCAAAAACGCGAAGTTATTGAGGGTGGCGAGGTTGACCTTATCTGGTGCGACGAACTTGTGCCATTAGACTGGGTTGAGACGCTTCGCTATCGTATCGTGACTCGATTGGGCAAGTTAATGGTTACTTTTACCCCCGTCCACGGGTATAGCCCTGTCGTCAAGGAATACGTTTCTGGATGCAAATTTACCGAGTTTAAGGACGCCGAACTTCTTGGTTCTGGGGTCCATGTTGCTGGTGCCCCCGCGGGCAAGATGCCTTACAAGGCAAGATGCCATGGTCGTAGCGCGGCAATTATGTGGTTTCATTCGCAGTTAAACCCATACAACCCTTTTGAGCAGTTAAAGAAGATACTGGCTGGCAAGAAGCCGTATGAAACGCGTATTCGCGCCTACGGCTGGGCTGACAACGTGTCTGGTAATCAATTCCCTCGCTTTACCGATGCCAACATCATCCCGTCGAAAGACGTCCCCAAAGAAGGAACTAACTATATGGTCTGCGACCCAGCAGGAGCCCGAAACTGGTTCATGCTGTGGTTGCGAGTCACAGAAACAGGGGAAATGTATGTCTACCGAGAATGGCCTGATTTGTCGGAAGGTGAATGGGCAATGCCAGACTCATCCGCTGATGGTCGAGTTGGTTCAGCGCAGAGGAACAACTGTGCCCGCTCGATTGACGACTACAAGAGCCTCATTCGCGAAATGGAAGGCGACGAGGAAATCTGCGAAAGGTTCATTGACCCCAGAGCAGGCGGCTCAAAAGCAAGCATGGACGAAGGTGGTATCTCTCTTATCGAGATGCTTGATGGTGGTGATGCCCCCATGCACTTTCGTCCTGCGGCGGGTATCCGCATTGAGCAAGGTGTGGCGATGATTAACGATGGCTTCGCCTATGACCACAATCAGCCTCTTACTGCTATCAATCATCCTAAACTTTACGTCTCCGAAGATTGCCAGAACCTAATCTACTGCCTTCGGGAGTGGACTGGCAAAGATGGCGATAAGGGAGCCACTAAGGACCCTATCGACTGTTTGCGCTATCTTATGGTTATGGACCCCGAGTATCAGGGCAATAACTCAATGCGCTCTTGGGGCGGCGGCTCTTACTAACATGCTCAAACCTCCATCACTATTGACTCGGACACAGGCCATGCAACTTACGGGCATGGGACGAAAGACTCTTGAGAAACTTGCCGACCAAGGCAAAGTCAGGGCCATTCGCACCGACGGCAATCACCGCCGCTATCACCGAGACGACTTTATCAACCTGAACCTTAAAAATGAAAAATCCAAGTAACAACCAAGACCAGTTCGTGTATTCGACGGGCAAGCCCGACGTCGGATACCTATTCAGCGAGTTTCAGCGCTCCCTGAACCATGGCTCTAACAACTCGCGCATCGTCAATAACGACAACATTCGTCTTGCTCGATGGGAGGGCCAGACTGAGGACGGCAAGAAACATAGCGACGTGCGCCCTGACGGCGACCCCGCCTTCCCGTTTGAAGGCGCCTCTGATGTGCGCGTTCGTATGGTCGATAGCACAATCAACGAGATTGTAGCCAACCTGATGACTACTTTTGACCGCTGTAACGTTCGCATCAACGGAACGGAAATCAACGACAATGGTCCCGCGGCTGGCGGAAACATCCTGATGAACTGGCTGATGAACAAGGTTCGTCCTGAACTTCGCAACGAAGCCGAACTGCTTGCTAACTACACCCAGCAGTATGGTTGGTCTGCCCTGCATGTGTTCTGGGAACAGGAAATGGGAACGCGCTTTCAGACTGTTCGTATCGACGAAATCAAAGCGCTTTCTGAGCAAGCCGCACAACAGGACCCAACATCTCCTTTAGCCAAACTTGCCGAAGCAGTAATGGACCCTGCGCAAGAAGATTTTGCGGTAGACCTTGCAACCATGTATCTGAAGCAGATGGCTGTAAAAGACCTCAAGAAAGCCATTCGTAGCCTTCGCGAAGAAGGAGTGGCTAACATCCCTGAGCAGTATGTAGCAAAGAACCTTCCTTGCGCGGTGGCCCTTAAGCCGTTTGACGAGATTTCTTTCCCGCCTGAAACCATCGACCTTCAGCGCGCGCGCGTAGTATTCCGACGAACATTCATGACAGAACTTGAATTGCATGAAATGGCTAAAAGCGATGGATGGGACAAGGACTTCATTGAAGAAGCGGTCAAAACCGCTGGTATGCTCAATTCGTTCAACGACCCAAACATTCTGCCTTCTGCTTCGCTTCTTAACTACCAGATTAACCGCAACGACAACCTTATCGAGATTGTCTACTCTTACACGCGGCTTCTGGATGAAGATGGCGTTGCTGGCATCTATCAGACTGTCTTTTGCCCCATTGCTGGAACCGAACTTTGCGCTAAACACGAACTTCTTGGATATGCCCATGGCAAGTATCCATTTGTAGTCTATCGTCGCGAACGCACCCGCCGCGCTATCATGGATTGCCGCGGTGTTCCTGAAATCTCTGCCAGCGACCAGTTGGAAATCAAGGCGCAGAAAGACTCTATTCGTGACCGCACAGCATTTGTCACCATGCCCCCCGTCATGGTCAAGAAACGCCTTGGCGGACTTAACAAGGTGGCTCCGGGGGTTCACCTGCCTGTAACGTCTCCTGACGACTATCGTTTCATGCCTCCTCCTGCTGGAGAAACTGGAACTGCGTTCAACCTGATGGACCGCGTTGAAATGCAAAACGCCGCATACTTTGGCCTCACGCATCCTAACATCCCTCCAACCAAGACACAAGTCACTCAACAAAACATGGTCAACAACTGGTTGTCTGCTTGGAGCGAAACGTTTGGCATGACGTTCTCTCTTACGCTTCAATACATGGAGCCAACCGAGGTTGAGCGCATCTGCGGCATGCAGTTACCCCAGAACGCCTCCGAAATCTCGTCCATGTTTGACTTCCATGTGAAGTATGATGTTCGCGACATTGACTCGGCCTATGTCATTGAAAAGTTAAAGGCTATCACTCAGTTTGTCCTGCCGCTTGACGGCGGCGGCATTATTGACCGCAACAAGTTGGTCAAAGCGGCCGTTGAGGCTATTGACCCAGACAAGGCCAAGGAACTCATTATGCCTGCTGGCTCTGCCAGCCAGAAGGTCTATAAAGACATTCAAAGCGACGTTGGCCTAATGATGCTTGGCAACGAGGCTCAATACGTTGAAAACGACCCTGCCGCTAACGCTAAGTTGCAGTATCTTCAGGACATTATGGGCAAGAACCAGAAGGCTCAGGGCATGATGAACCAAGACCCGCACTTCCGCGCGCTGGTCGAGAACTACATCAAAAACCTCCAGATGAGCGTCACTCAAGAACAAAACAAGCAGATTGGCCGAACTGGGGTGTCCCCCGTAGGCCAGCAGGCTGGAAACTCTATGCAGTCTCAAATTGACCAAGCCAATGCCGCAGGACCTACCCAATAACATTATCCGAGGGTTTTCCTTCGACAGTAAGAATGAGTTATGGACGGCATTACATATCCTTATCGACGCCTCGATTGAGTCGGAGGTTGCCGCGGCTATCTCCAAGGAAAACAAGGGGGAAGATAGGGCTTGGTATGCGGGCCGCGCGGAAGCGCTGGTTACGTTCAAGACTATCCTTATCGAAACCCGCAATCAGGTCCTTGACCATGAAGGTCGCCCACCAGAGGTTCGCAATCCATCCGAAAATGGAACCCAATCCTAACTGGGATTGCATAACCCATTGTTGGGCCCATTTTTTAGCCAAGGTTCTGGGACCTAAAAACCCTGCATAAAAAGACTTACGACCTAATCGTATGACCGATACCAACAAAGCCGCTCCTGAACAGGCTCAAAACGTTCCTGAAAAACCCAAGTTCGATGGGTTTACAGTAGACCAAATCGCTGAACAATTCAGCAAATCTTTTCTGAGCGAACCCGAAAAGACGGACGCCGAGGGGTCCGAGATACAGCCTGAGGAAGAAACATCCGTTGACGCGACGGATGAAAGTGAACAAGAGGTTCTTTCACAGAACGAAACCGAGGAAACCACCGAGGAAACGTCCGACGACACCGAAGAAGCCCCTAAGGCTGACGAGGAAAAGGACGAAACCGAGCGTGGCCTCTCCAAAGGTGTTAAGAAACGTATCGACACCCTTACGGCTAAGCGCCGTGAGGCTGAAGCCGAGGTAGAACGACTCAAGTCGGAAATGGAGACTCTGCGGCAGGAGGCTTCTCAGAAGCCAGTCCAGAACCATTCCACCGAGAACCCCTATTTCCATCTGTCGACCCCTGAACTTGTCTTGAAAGAGATGGAACAGGCCAAGCAGATTAGGCGCTGGTGCGAACTTAACCCTGACGGAGCAACAGTAAGAGGTAAGGACGGAAACGAAACTGACTATTCCGCCGAGGAAGTCCGAAACATCAAAATCAAGGCCATGGACGCCATGGAAGAACACCTGCCTAAACAGCACCAGTATCTTCAACAGGCGTCACACATGGACCAGATTGCGAATAAGGAGTATCCATGGTGGAAGGATAAATCTTCAAAGGAGCATGGGCTTGCCCAAAAGTTCCTTCAGGTTTTTCCTGAAATCAGACGTTTCCCTGACTACAAAATTGTAGTTGGAGACTATCTGCGTGGCATCAAAACCCGCGAACAGTCTGTTAAGAACACGACGCCCCAGCGCGCTCCTGTTCAGCCCCGACCAAGTGCTACCCCTTCTTCTCGTCCTGAAAAGGATATGAAGTCGGCAGATGCAAAGGCTCGTTTCCATAAGTCGACTTCGCGTGATGACCTTGCGGACATAATCGCATCAAAGTTCCTATAACCTACTAATCCTACTCAGATACTACCATGGCTCTACTCACAGAACCCGGCTTCTCCAGCGGCAAACGCGAAGAACTTGCCGACCTCATCGCTCTCGTCGACGCTAAGGATACTCCTTTTACGTCGATGGCCAAGAAGGGCTCCAAACCCGGAAACACCCAGTTCCGCTGGCAGGCTGATAGCCTTCCCGCCGCTAAGACTACTGGCTCGGTTGACGGAACGGACGTCTCGGCCTTCGAGAATTACACCAAGGACGGCGGCACTACCTATCGCGTCGAACTTTCTAACTACATTCAGGTTTTCCGCCGCGCCGTTCGCGTGTCTCCTCTCACGGAGTCCGTTGCTACTGTCGCTGGTGTGAAGTCTGAACTCGCTAACCAGATTGCCAAGGGCGTTCAGGGCATCAAGCGCGACATGGAAGCCACCATGTGTTCTAACAATGGCGCACAGTTGGATGCTGGCGGTTCTACGCCGTATCTTACTCGCGGCCTGAACAAGTGGCTCCAGCCTTCGGCCAGCAAGGACGCAACCCTCGCTGTTCCTGACGCGTTCTGCACCCCGACTGCTAACCGCTCGACTGCCACTACGGCTACTCTGACGGAAACTGTCGTTCAGAACGTCCTGACTGGTATCTACTCCCAGACTGGCCAGTATCGCGACTACGATGCTCTTGTTGGCACCGCTCTCAAGCGCGCCTTCACGAACCTCGTATTCACATCCTCGTCCACGACTAACGCCAGCACCAACACCTTCACACAGCAGGCTGTTCGGACGCTGACCCGCGAGTCAAAGGAAACGGCCTACATCTCGTCCATTGACGTTTTTGAGGGCGACTTCGGCAAAATCCGCCTTCACCCGTCGCACTTCCTGAACTTCTCGGCTGGTGCTGGCGACGTGAACAAGGGTTACGTCATTCCGTTCGACCAAGTCGAAATCCGTTACGGCGGCAACGTCGCATCGGTGACGAACCTGCCTAACAGCGGCGGTGGCGAGTCTCGCCTCATCGAAGCGGTTGCTGGCCTCTGCGTCTACAACCCGCTGGCCTTCGGCGTGTTCGACTTCGCTTCCTAATCGGGAGAATGTCGGACTTCGTTCAAAGTCTGGCTGACGTCATTCCCTCCCACCTCCGAAACGAGGTGGAGAGGGAACTTCGTCTGGGCTTTCATGCGAACAGAGTCAAAGCATCTGCCGACGCACAGCAGATTGCCGTTTTTCACAATGCCAACGAAGCGAAAGCAATCGAAGGCGTAGGACAGAAAATCGGGTCTATTCCTGCCGATGCCTATCACTACTGGGGCCAACGCCTTGGATACGAGTGCTGGGACGATAAGCAGTTTATGACCGAGTTCTTCCACCAAAACCCCGAGACTGCCGTCCGTAACCGCGTGAAGCGGACGACAGTCAATGGGGCCATTTTCTCGGCCTCTGGCCACTTGATGACATGAGGACTACTGACTTCTCTACTGTCCTTTTTGAAGGGCTACAATACGCTGGTCAGGACCGCCATAACATCCGTTCTGAGACTTTCTCCCAGTTCCGCGACTTCTGCTCTGCGCGCATGCGTAGCGTCTGGGAACTCCAGAACTGGCCAGAAGTCGTCCGTCTTGTAGCGTTTACTTCTACGACTGACCCCGTTACAAGCGTCCCTTACTTTACTCCTGTTTCCAGCGAAGGAATTGGTGAAATCCTTGGAGTTTTTAACCTTAATCCTCAACAGACGACAAAGGCCATGTCTGTTGGTTTTGAACTTTCTGATGATGGCATTAACGCTCCACGCGTAGTCATTGGACAGAAACTGCTTGAAAGCGGTTGGTATCGTTTCCGTATTCAGTTTACGCCGTTGTTTGGCGACCTATACTTGTCGACCATTCCCTACTATGTTGGCGCACAGGCATACTTTGATACAGGTTCTAATACTGGCGCTTATATGCCTATTGCTGGACGTCCTCATAGTGGCAACTTCTACACCTGTCTTGTTAATGCCAATGCCGGAGAAAGTCCTGCTACCGCCCCTTCAAAGTGGAAGAAAGTCTCAATTCCATACATTTTTGGCCCCTACATGTCATGGGGTTCTGCCGCAGACTGGATGGTTTCTGAAGGAAACGTTGAAGGCGCCGCTGTTCTTGAACAGAAATCTAACATTGTCCTCGACCTTGAACTCGACAAGTTGTTGCGTCAACAGGGTCAGTTCGACAAAATCAACATGACAAACACTTACTAATACAATGGCTAACATCTCATTTTCTTCTCCTTTTATCCGTGGGTTTACCCATGCTGACGTTACAGTTGGCACATCTGCCTCTACCGCCCTTGTGGTTGCCCCCAGCCCCGAAAGACGAGTTAGCGTCATTATCCAGAACCAACACGCTACGGCTGTTCTGACTGTTATCTTTGCCGCTACTGGGTCTACTGGCCTAAAGGTTAAGGCTGGCGAAAGCATCAGCCTTGATAACTACAACGGCATTGTGCGTTGTGTTTCTGATACTGCCTCTACTCCTGTTCATATCGCCTACGCCACAGCCTAATGGGGGTTGACCTACATAGGATAGGCACAGGCATCTCGTCTGGCAGAAGCCGTAATGGGTTCGGGAACATCGTGTCGTTTCCCAGCGTGTCGTTCCCTGCGTATGGCACTTATAACAGCGCCTTAACTGGTGTTGATTATCTGGCTGGTTCATATTCCGTTGTTCAATATGTTACCTATTACTCTCAGACTGCTGACTACATCGTAAAGAATGACGGGGCTGGTGGCACATACACAGATTACGCCACGGCTTCTAATGTCCAGTATAAGACTGGTAATTTTCTTTATACAACTAACGAAACTCACGATGGAAGTAATGTAACGCTTCCCTACGGATTAGGCACTTTCCCTACTCAGCAGTTTGCTGGTTATGACTATACTTGGAATGGTAGTGGTGGATATGTCCAATACGATTATTCTGCACTTACGACATATTCTGGTCAGATTGGTGCAAATGATTATGTGAACACCCAAAGTATGGCTGGTGGTTATTATGTTAATGTTGCTGGTTCTAATTACCTAAATGGCAAATATACATACTATTATATTGCCTATCCCGGTGTTTATTATGGATACGATAATGCAGGTAGTTACAATTCCTACGGCTCTTACATTACTTACGATGGCACTTATAGTTATTACTGGGACGGAACGGGAGGATACTATTACTACTAATCTTTATGGCTACTGAAACTATCATTCCTTCTGGCTGGGTTGCCTTTGTTAAAGACAAAGAGTGCCTTGGCTACCAAGAGTTCAAGACTGGCGGCAAGTATGTCGGTGACCTTACCCTCATTGACAAGCCTACCGAGGCTGAACTGAAGGCTGAACTCAAGCGTCTTAAAATCTCTCTACCTGTATGATTACTCTTATCCTTGCTTCTGTTACTTTTCTTGGCGGCGTCTATGTCGGCGCCCGCTGGTATGAAAAGTTGCGCGAAGTCTACAAGTCTATTGCGGGTTAGCCTATGCCTCTCCAGCCTGTACTTGCTGGAGACAAAGTTTTCATCGGGCTAAACTCTCGCGAA